TCAAGGGAAAGACAAAGAGCTTTATGTTGAATGCCCCCGAATTTATCATCGGAGTAAATGAGAAAATGAAAATACTCAAAAACATTCGAAAGCGTCAAAGAAATGTCTTTCCGAGAAAGGATAGTAAGAGCTAAGAAAACAAGAATAATAAAATGAGCAAGGGAGTTATCAACAGTGGTGTTTAAACGACCACTATTGTTACCTGTCTTGCGCTGAACAATGTCACCATTCGGGAGAACGATAACAGGATGGGTATTAAACCAAGAAACATATTCAACCATGATATTGAAAACATCCGGTCTGATCAAGAAGTTATTTCTGAGTTTATAAACAAACATCAAGAAAATAGCTCTATCAAAACCAGAAATATCACCTTCCAAACGAAGAGAATACTTCTCGAGGACTCTAACCATCCTATGGAAACCTCCATATTGTTTAACAATACCATACTTAATCCAGCAAGCAGCATGGTTGGCTTTAATAGCATCATTTTGGAGACCATATAAAATGTTCTCACGGATCAAATGGTGCAAAGGTGCTGGAAAGATGGTACGAACCTTTCTACGGCTAAGTTCTTCCATGGAGAGGAACTCATCTTTATCCGCAGTAGAGTCTACAGGGACAGAATTAAGATCAAAAACATTTTCAATAAGTTCTAGACCATATCTATCAAAGACATCTTGTTTAGTCCGGAAACCAAGCTTAGAATAGGGAAGACCTGGACTAGTGTCGGTTACGAAATCGTACTCACCTGACAAATCAATCGAGACGGCCAGATGGGTAAAATAATCCATACACAAGGACATGGTTTTCTCCATAGTAGAGTTTTCGGGATAAACCGCGGAAAGATCACCCTTCATCACGGACATCATAACCCGGTCATAAGTTGGTCTGACCCGGTAATAATCCGCACGTGATAAAAGGACTAAAGCAGAAGAAGGCAACTCTTTCTCAAATTCGAGAAAGAGAGGAGAAAGATCCTCATAATACTCAGGACCCCCGGACGGATAAGGTTTGGTACTCTTAACACGGCCGAGGGGAATAAAATGAGAGTAGGTGTTCAAAGGTTCAAGAACAGGCACACCCACATTAAGCCTCGTGGAGGGGATGGCTTTACGCCACCAATCAACGCCCCCCTCCAGGGTGGGCTCACAATTTAAAAAAGTTTTACATCTGACGTAAAAGACGCCAAATGATGCCTCTCAAAGGCAACACAAAAGTTAGTAACGCCGGGTCCTTCAGTACCAGAATGAATTCCAACCCAACCAGTGGCGCCGTAATATCTACGGCCACAATCACCGGCACGAGTAGGGATCTTATGGTGGAGCTAAATGCCATAATTTTCC